ATGATTACGAAAGAGTTTCATGTATAGGAGAAGCTGAATATATTGTCTCCAAAAATAGGAATGGTGGCCTTGTAAGGAATAGAATGAAATTTCAAGCATATTGCACTAGGTTTCTGGATCTTGATAGCACAGAATTTGTTGAGGTTTCAGAAGATAAGGATGATTTGCCTTTTTAAACTATAGAGTTATGGAATACTTCTTTTTTATATTATTAGTAGTTGTGTGCTTGATTTGCATTATACCTACGAAATGGATTATTAACGCTATCGATAGGTGGTTTAAAAATAGATCGAAATGAATTTTATTAAAAAGTATTTTGTTAAACGAAAGATCAAGAAATGTTTACTGACACTTAATGAGGTTAAGGAAATGAGTCTTTTTCTTAAATTAAATGGTCATGTAAAAGAGTCTGTTCAATTAGATAAATCTATTCAAGATATAAAAAACCATATATCAGAACTAAAAGCAAGTATATCATGATAGGTCAAATGGGTATCGATAGTGGAAAGGGTGGAGGTATTTGTTTTCTGATCAATGGTAAGACCATTATAATTAAGATGCCAGAGAAACCAGAAGAAATTCATGTTTTTGCACATGAAATGAAACGTACATATGGAATGTTTGTAGTTTTTATTGAAAAGGTAGGAGTTTGGGGTTCAGATGCTGATGCCCATCCAGGCAAGGCATTTAGAATTGCAAAGATGTTGGCTAACTATAATTCACTGATAACGTGTTTTCGTATCATGAGGATGCCCATAATCGAAGTTCCTAGCAGAACATGGCAGAAGGATATAAAATTGTTGGGTTATGATCCAAAGAAGTACAAAAATCAAAAGAATTGTTGGAAGGAATTTGCCATTAGTCGTTTTGGATCTAAAAACATAAATCTAAAGACTGGTGATGCATGTTGTATTGCATGGTGGGGTTTTCAACAAATTTTAACCAGACCAGATTGGGTAATTGAAAACGTGATCAATCAGGAAACGAAAACATTGTTTAGTTATGAGTAACGATCAGATTGTAGCAAGTGAGTTTGGAAAAATTACAGACAATGGTACTATGTTTATTTATAATAGGCCACAATTTGTCAAGCGGATCTCTACATTCAAAAATCAAAATATTGAAATTACCATAACAAAAAGAGGTGGATCATTTACCCATCAGCAGAGAAAGTATTACTTTAGCGTTATTGTTCCAGAACTTCAAAAGGCATTTTACTACCATGGAAATCAATTATCAAAAAGTGAGGTAGATTATCTGTTAAGAGAAAGAATGTTATTTAAGGAAACTTATGATCCAGAATTAGACGAGTGGAAGCGAGAGGGTCACAGATTGAACAATCAAGAAAGTGAGGTTACATTTGATATGTTCAAGAAGTTTATGGAAGATTGTGTGATATTTGCTGCAGTTGAATTGGATTGGGCAGTTCCGTACCCAAATGAAATGCTGAAAGTTAACGACTTTACACAATCACAGATTTTGAGTATTAACCATAAATAAATATATCATGAGTGAAAGGAGTTTAAGAAAGGTCAAGTTGACCAAAAGCGCAGGACTTGAATTAGTATTTGATATGCTACAGGAAAGGGACGGTGCAATTATCAGAACTGAACATTCTGTAAAAAGTAAAAAGGATCAGCCTAGTCCGGATTTCAGAAGGGCAATGGATTGTTTTGAAGAAGTAGTCAGATACGATGAAGGGTACACTAAAAAACATGAAATTGAAATTACTGGTATTACGTTCTTTCCTTCTAATGAAGCATGGATAATTACCCACGTTAAAAACACTATATCAGGAAGGACAGCGCGTAATAGTGGAAGGATCTCATTGAATAGTGAAGAATTTGCCAAAACTGATGAATGTGAATCAGCCTGGGAAGCACTACAGGAAGAAGTAAGGTTGTATCTTGATGAAGGAAAAAGGGCTCAATTGACAATGGCCTTTACAGAAGAAGATGCTGATGTTCCAGAAGAAAAGCACGTAGATGCTTAATTAACAACTAACGGCCCACTTTAATCGGTGGGCTTTTTTATTAATAGACATGAAAAAATCAAAGTGCAAAAATCCACAATGTAAAAAGGAATTTATCAAAAAGAATCCATTAGTTCCATACTGTAGCCAAAGGTGCTATAATGAAGCAAATCAAAAGGATAGTTTGAAAGTATGCGGAAGATCAGGATGCGAAAACGAGTTTAGGCCACTTCTAACGACCCAAAAGTATTGCTCTAATAACTGCCATAGGATTGACGGTAAACAGGCACCAAAAAGCAAGACGTATAAAATTAACAAGCAATCAAAGAAACACTCCAAAGTACTTAGTAAATATTCCACTATAAGGAAGGAGTTTCTTAGTAAACCAGAAAACAAGTACTGCAGGGTAAATAGATCAGTTGCAACCCAAGTTCACCATATGATGGGAAAGATAGGGTATGCAGATGATTGGGCTAGGGATAACGATATTCCCCTTTGGTTAGATGTAAGGTGGTTTCTTCCTGTATCACATGAAGGTCATAGAGAAATAGAAGAAAATCCAGAATGGGCAAAGGAAAAAGGTTTCAGTTTAGACCGTCTTAAAAAAAATTAAAATAATTCTAGGATATATAAATATTTAGACTATCTTTACAGTGAACATTTAAATCACATCACAATGGAAACTTTAACATCACTTAGAATGAAAACGTCGATTCCTACCATTACAGAGATCAATAAAAACTTTGTAATCAGATGGAGGTACTACGATGAAGAATCTACTTCTTTTGACCGTTTGATCGGTGCCGGTAAATACGCTGAAAAGTTCAGTGAAAAATACATGGAAAAACATTTTGTAAGGGCTTTTGAATCAGGACTGAATAAAACAGTTTTCGGAATCAGGGGTAAATACATCATAACATTCTCTGCAAAATGAATACTGTAGTCGAAATTACATTGCACGATGTTTCTCTGCAGGTATATGGATTTGTATCAAAAGGAGAGCCGAGAACTATGGACTATATTGGATCGAGTCCAGAATTTGATGTAGAATGTGTATTTGCAGGAGGTGACAATATTTTAGCCTTGTTAGATGATCACATTGAAGAAATCAAAAGGTTGGCACTAGAAAAGTATTTTAACAATTAAACATTTATATTATGATCACAGTTATTAAAAACAACGGTCTTGTAGACGTTGAAGCATTTACCTTGTTAGGGGCATCCACAAAGAGGGATGAAAAAAACAAAATCGGTATGTTCGGATCTGGAAACAAATATGCGATTGCATATTTTATCAGGAACGGATATAAAGTTCGGATCTTTAGAGGTCATGAAGAAATTATCATTTCTACTGTTGAGAAAACTTTTAAAGAGAAAACTTTCAAAGTTATTTGCTTTAATGGCAAAGAGACAAGTATAACCACTGAAACGGGTCCAGAGTGGACGTTTTGGCAATCTATGAGAGAGTTGTACTCAAATGCAATCGATGAAGGTGGTGAAAGGATATATAGAGCCGAAAAATACGAGTTAGTAAGAGGTGTAACCACAATTGCTGTAAAAGACAATGGCACAGAAACTATGAAAAATTTCCTAGATAACATTGAGGACTATTTTGTGGTTGAGAAGCCATGGGCATTTAAGAATACTTCTGGTTGTTTGTTTCTTGATGATCCTGAAAAAACAGTCATTTACAGAAAGGGCATCAGATGTATGACTGATGAAGAAGTCGGCGCTTTTTTATTTAGTTACAATTTCAATAGCCTTCAAATATCGGAGTCTAGGATTTATTCAAGTTCCCTTGGATTGAGGGATGCTATTTACAGATTGCTTTGTTCGTGTGATGTTCCTGAAATAATTCAAAGGTATTTAAGATTAGTTGTAAACAACAACAGTATTGAAAGTGATGGTTTTGGGTTTGAGACACATATTTTCAGTGACACTTGGAAGAAAGTGTTGGATGGTCATTTTGTAGCACCTATAGAATTGGGTGGATGGGTAGAGAATAATATTAAGAACAAAACCTATTTGGTGCCATCAAGTGTTTATAATCAGATATTAGCACAATTTGGAGAGTCTTACAATGCCTTAAAAAATATGTCTGGATCATATATAAAGTATAGAGTTTTTGAGCCAAATGAATCGCAGATAAGTTATTTTGAAGAAGTTTTAGATCATCTTAGTTCATGTGATTATCCAATAGATCATCCAATTGTATTTTGTGATTTCAATAGTGAAAGAACATTAGGTTTAGCAGAGAAAAAAACGATATTTCTTTCAAGAAAGTTATTTGAAAAAGGAAAGTTTACAATGGCAAAAGTAATCATGCATGAAGCCATGCATTTAGATTCTGGTTGTGTAGATGAATCAAGAGAGTTTGAAGATGCTATTTTCGACAAGTTGTTGAATTACATGAACTCTACACATAACAGATACTTGTAACGTGTTAAATTTGATACTATTTGTATCCCTTATGCTGTTTACTACAGTTTTAGGGATACTTACCACCAAACAAAGAAGAAAAGCCGTTAAACAAGCTGAAAATGCTTTAAATAAAAAATCATGAAAACATTGAACGTTAAAAAGACAACTAGACAGGAGTTGTGGCATAATTGGGGGTTTGATCCCTTAATTAGCAACACAACATCACCATTGATGCAGTCTATGCTTAAAGGTGAAGTTTATATACGGTGCAATTCAAAAGGTCAAGTGAATTGGGATAAAGCGCCATTATACCATAAAGCAGAACTTGATAATCGTGGAAAAGTAAAAATTCATTGATATGGCAAAAGAAGATCCGTTAGAAGGAATTGAGAAAATTGAAGTTAATATGTCTCATATAGATGAAATAATTCTTTCATTAGATGAACCAGAGTACCCATATAATGAAGGTGAGTCATATTGGACTATGGAAGGAAAAAACAGCCTTGTTAGAAGTTGTTGGGATGATGTTTCAGAAGATCAGTTCAGATCAGATAAAATTTATTTTGATAACTTAGAGGACGGAATAAGATTTATGATGTCTCAAAAGATCATGAAAATTAAGATCTATGATTACGCATCAAAATGTTACGAAATTAAAATTAATAGATTGTTCACTTAAAACCAAAAATCATGGCAGTATTAACGTTCGGGGTAGAGTTCCCCAAAGAGATCCATTACATTCAAAAAAAGACGTATTTCCAAGAAAAAATATTGTCTACAGTTTATAACCATTCTGGAAAGATGCCGGTAAACCTCGCAACCAATCCAACTTTGATTGAATCCATGGTCGGCGCAGTAAAACCAAAAGTTCATGCTATTATTCCAAAAGGAAGCAAGATCAAAAAAGGAACTATTTTACACATGAATAGCAAAGGCGAAAGGAAAACAGAAAGAAAATTTGCACCGATAATAAAATGTACAGAGGTTGAACAAATCAAGATTGTTCATAATGATTTTGGAAATACAGCAAAAAGAGTTGATGTATTTATCAATGGCAAAAGGTTTGGTGAGATCAGAAGCCTGGGCGGTGTTCTGGTAAGTGTTGACAAGAGCCTTAGAGATCTATTAACAAATGAAGGATATGATAATGCATTGGTGTTTGTTAATTGTTTTCCTGAAACTAATGAATATGATTTGGTTCATTGGGGAAATGTAAGATATGACCAGAAGGAAAAAAAATAAAGTTGTCTTGTCGATGATATAAATATTTATACTATATTTACAGTATAACATTTATAAAACATCACATCATGGCACTTGAAAAATTAAATTCACTTCACAATAGGAAGCCAGAAAACTATTCTAAAAATCACAAAAGAACGGCCTTGAAATATCTAAAAAGGGAGCGTAAAAAATTCATGAAGATCAAGAATCCAACTTTTGGCGAAAAGATGGTTAACGGTATGAATAACCACTTCATTAAGGCTTTTAGCCTAAAATCAATTACTAATCAATAAATACATAAGCATGAGATTTACAGTAGTAGCAATTACCGAAAAAACTAAAAAAGTAGGAATCGGTACAGATCTGCCTAGCGCATTGAAAAATGTAAAATGGCTTAAAAGTGACAAAGTTGCCATCACTCTTTATGAGTGTGAGCCAAGTAAGATCCAAGTAAGGGAAGATATGCAAATGAGTATTCCTTTTGGAACTAAGAGTTTTAATCTAACTTCTGGATTCGAGAAACTTTAGCCATGTCAAAGGAGCAGAGATTGATCACAGCTATTAAAACGGTTGAAGCAACTGTTAAACAGAATAGCAACTGCAGGAAAAAAAGAAAGTTAATATCCTGTCAACAATGTGACATTTTGAAGTCTTGCAATATGCACGATTATCAGAAGAAACTTGAAAGGAAAAATGCATTTGTAAAGTGGAGTATAACGCACAGAAAAAGGTTTTAATGCCGTTTAGTGTTTTTTCCTTCCATTCCATTATTAAAGTTGACAAACTTCCTACAGAAGCAAAAGAATGCACTTCTGATGGCTTTACCTACTGGTATTCAAAAGAAGATCTGTCAGATGATGGAGTGGAAAAAGTTAAAAAGTATTTGACTTCATGGTTGGAATGTGAACGTTTTTTAGAAGATAGTTGTTTTGATGTATTAATTTATGAGCCATGAACAGGAATAAAAATGAACGTATTGCAGAAATAATTATTTTGTCAGGTATTTTCTTCTTTGTATTGGCAATTGCTATTTTGATTTTTAGTTATGTGTTTTGTATCAAACCTTAAAAATAATTATATGGTACTTAGAATTAATGAAGGCGTAAGGCCAAAGAGAAAACCAAACTTCACTCGATGGATGATGAAGCATGGTGTTAGTAGTAATGTTTGCTCTAGTTCCTTTGCAATTTCCAGAGGTATTGAGAGTATGTATAAATCAGATCAGAACTTATGAAAGTTTACATAACATTCGGTCAGATCCACGTGCATAGTGTTAATGGTAAGACGTTTAATAAAGACTGTGTTGCCGTTATAAATTGCAACGATTATTTAGACGGAAGGGAAAAGGCTTTTGAACTTTTTGGAGACAAGTGGCATATGTGCTATCATGAAGATGATTTTAAAGAAGAAATCATGCATTATTTTCCAAGAGGTAAGATTGTAGTAAATCCAGTATGATGAAAATTCCTAAGATAGATGTGCTTGAAAAATGGTTGTCGGATCGAGGGGCAGAAATCCTGCCTTTAACTAGTGAACATGAGGCTTTGAGATTTAAAGGGTTGGAGGTAGGAGTTTTGTACAAATCCGGCAAATGTGGAAACAAGTACACTGAAAGAGCGATCAATTGTTTTTGGAGAAATATACCATGGGATGGTAGGCCGGTCAGAACTAAGAGAAAAAGCAGTTATGCAAAGGATCGAAGAAACCTGATCAAACGTGACGGATGGGCTTGTTTCTATTGTGGTCAATTAATGGATGATGATATTACCGTTGAACATCTTGACCCATTAACAGCAAGTGGTAGTGAGAAACTTTCAAACAAAGTATTAGCACATGAAAAATGTAATGAAAATATGGGCACCAAAACTATTGTAGAAAAGGTTAACCATGCAATTAAATTAAGAGTTGAGTTAATAACAAAAAACTAACGTATTTTAAAGCCAAATAAGATGAAAACTATAAGTAAGAATATATTGATACTGATTTTTTTATTAGTTCCCTTATTTGGCATTTCGCAGACATTTATAAATATATTAGGCGGTTATTCCACAACAGAAGGAATGTCAATAGGTGCAGGTGCTAAAACAACGATAGTAGATGATATAGGTGTTCAGTTTGATTTCAGGAAAGTGGAAGGAGTAAAGGATTTTGAAAATTATGATCTTTCATTGAGATATGAGTTATTTAACACAATGTCATTAAATGTTGGTGGTCAACATTCTACACCAGAAAGCAACCTTAATGCGTTTGTAGGAACTACATTTTTCTATGAAGTAAACAGTATTCTAAGGCTTATGATCGATTATCAGCAAGTTATTGGAAAGGACATTGGAAACATATCATTTGGTTTTCAGATGCGCTTTATTCCTAATAAGGATAAGTCAAAAATTAGATTTTTTTAAACATTTATATTATGAAAAACTTGTATTTAAGATGGAAGTACAATCTTCCAAAGAAAATGAAAAAAGTGTGGTGGAATAGAACACTTCATATGACAGAGTATATTTTCCCAGTGCTCACATGGAGTGGTATAAGATACCTAAAATGTAAAGTAGGATTAATTGTTCCAATGGAAAAGCTGAAAGATGGAAGATATGCATACTATAGAGTAGTAAAAATATCCAAATCGCCAGGTGGTGATTGGTTATTCGATACAGATCCAATAGATTGTGATATGGTATTCGAGGGCATTAACAGAAAACTTGGTATAGGTGGCCTTGATGAAAATGAGTATCCAATGAGAAATAAATGTTAATCACTAACCGCCAATAGGCATAAATTAAAATGGGATGAAAGATGGATATTGTGAAATATGTGGAACTGAAATAAAAGTTCAAATGTGTTGTTCAGGACGTGAATGTGGGTGCATGGGTTTACCTGTAGAGCCTCCTGTTTGTTCTGATGAGTGCTATGATAAATTAATGATTAAATCCAACTAAGCTATGGAAACAACAAATAAAAAAACAGACCGAAATTTTCTTAAAATAGGTGATACTGTATTAATGAATAACGGCAATGTAATTCAGGTAAAAAGCCTTTGTTATAATCATATTTATTGCGAACCCAATGGAATGGTAAATAAAAAAGATGTTGATTCTATAATAACTACTAATTTTTAAGCTATGGAAACAAAAATTAAATATTTATTTGAAAAAGACGGGAAATGGCTTACCAAAGACGGGAAAATGACAACTGATGCAAACAATGCAATGGCATCAAACAATGAAATAGAAGCTAATCTGTTCTTGATTGGAAAACATAATCAAGGCCTACTTATTGGATTTGAAGTAACTGAACATATGTTTATAAACGATTAATTATGAAAACATTGACTATTAAAGAAGCTAGAAAACTTTTGATTAAATACTGCATATATATTTTTGATGAATGTAAGGAAGAGGATAAAGCAACTATTGATGAATTTTTAAACACTATAAAGGAAACTGTAAATCAAAACGAGGGTAAAGAACCTTTTAGGATTTACAAAAAATGCGCTGTTTGTGGTTGTGAGTTGCCAGATAACTATATAACAAATGTATGTTATGGATGTGATTAATTTAAGGGAAACCAAAAATAAGAGATATGTCAAAAGTAAATAGAAGTACCTACCAAAAAGTAGTTGAGGAAAATAAAAAACTACTCAATGATATCAAAACATTGGTATATGGAGATATTCCTTCTGTAATTTTTCTAAAACATAAATACAGGCAACAATTTGAAAAAGAAAGGGAATTCAATAGGATGATGAAAGAAGTATCTAAAATGTATATGGACAACAATCCTAACGATCCAATCGTAAAAGCTATAAGGGAATTTAAAGAAAAAAAATGATTTAAAGGAAACTGTAAAATAAGAGATATATGGAAGAATTTGTAACAAACAACAGGGAAATTATCGGATTGGCTTTATTTATAATTTGGATATTTATAGGGATACCGTCTAAACGGGATATTGAACTGGCTAAAAAAAAGAAGGATTTAGAAAAATAGATTTATTAAAAAGGTTAATTTAGTAATGTTATTGATGGAAGCCATTACCATATACTTTAGTGGCAATAAATACTTTATATTATGAAAAAAGTAATTTTAATTTTAATGCTTGGCCTATTTGCCTTGAATGTAAGTGCAGTTAACACAGAGCCTAAACAGAGTGATCAAACTGAATTGATTGTAGATTATAAGGACGTTAATGAAGTAGTGGATTGTGTTTTTAAATTGCCGGAAAATGTGTCGAAAGACCATAAAGAGCGATCAGCACTTATGAAGATGGAAGTAAGTTTGAAAAACCCTGATCCTAAAATGGAGCCATGCAAATTTGATGATAGATTTTGGTGTGGTGGTAAGATACGCAGAGACCCACCTGCCAGTCCTGAAATCAAAATTGTCATTGACAAAATAGAGTAAAATACCTTGAATCACATAAAGCCCCAGATGTACAACCTTGGGGCTTTTTTAATACATCACATTATGAAAAAAGAACATTTAAGATCGAGTTATTATTTTGCCTTAATCATTATCTATATTTTTGTAACAGCTAAGGCTTTTATCCAATTTATCTAAAACATTCTATATGCAGGTTGAATATGTAGAAATCGATTCCGTTATTCCAAACGAATCAAACCCACGTAAAATTACCCAGAAGAAGTTGAGCGATCTAATGAGGTCGATGAAAAACTTTCCTATAATGCAAAAGCTAAGGCCGATCATAGTTGATGAAAATATGGTTGCTATTGGTGGAAACCAAAGGTTAAAGGCGGCAAAGAAATTAGGTTGGACTCATGTTCATATAATGAAGGAAAGTGAGTTAACAGAAGATCAGAAGAAAGAGTTTGTAGTTAAAGACAATGTTAGTTTTGGTTACTTCGATGATGAAGTCATGATGCAGGATTATACTTTTGATCAGTTGGTGGATTTTGGGGTTGATATGACCGACATTGGCAAAGGGGCAAAAGAAAAAGAGATTGACGAAAACAAAGAGGTAATTCCGCAAATGGAACTTCGGTTCAATGAGCATTATGACTACATAGTTTTCCTTTTTGATAACGATCATGATTGGCTTTATATTTCCAATAAGTTAGGATTGAAGAAAGTAGATTCGTCTTATTCTCCTAAAAACAAAAAAATAGGATTAGGTAGAGTAATTCAAGGAAATAAGATCCTAGAGTTATTGAAGGAGTTAGAAGCCAAAAATGAAATAATCAAAAAATATGAAAAAGGTAATACTAAGTCGAAGTAGATCAAGCACCATAATAACCCACAAGTTGGTTTCAGGGTTTGATCTTGTAGTTCCTGAATCAGAATATGATCTGTACAAAAAGGTCGTTAAAAACGCTGATAACATCAAAACTATTCCAGACACTTACAATGGGTTAGGAGAAGTCAGAAATTGGGTATTGGACAATTATGAAGATGAAGGTATAATAATGCTTGATGATGATATAGGATCGTTCTATAATCTGATGAACTCTAGTAGCTTTGTTATACGAGATGTTGACACCATTGACCAGATCCTTTTTAACGCTTATCAATGTGCATTGGATAGTGGTTGTAAATTGTTTTCCTTTAATCAAAAAGCAGATGTCAGAAAGTTTTCTCCACACCAACCATTTTCATTAAATGCCTTGGCCGGCACAGTTGTCGGGATAATTGGAAGGGATCTAAGATTTACAGAAATAAATAAATTGAAGGTAGATGCCGACTATTCTCTACAATCTTTGTTGAAGCATAGAATTGTGTGGATTGATAACCGATATGCAGCCAGTCCGATCAGAGATAAAAATGCAGGTGGAAATAGTCTATTCAAAACAAAAGAGTTAGTTGATCAGGAAAACGAATTTCTTAGGGAAAAGTGGGGCAAATACATCTACATAGGATCACAAAAACAAACTGGTTTATTAAGACTTAAAGTTGACAGAAAACAGAAGTTAAATTTTTGATCAGTAGGACATATATAAATATTTATGCCTATATTACGGTATTATTAAACATTTAAAAACATCACAAAAATGAGTTGGAATTTAAGAACAGTTCGAGGGTATGATTTATTAGACGTAGCGAGTGCCCTACAAAAATCAATTAGAAGAAGCGACGAAAAATTGGCAGGTTACTTTGCTCATGAAATGTACGCTTCAAATTATCACAATTACGTATGGAAGCGATTGATCACCATTGCTGCAGAAGATTGTGACGGAATTATATCTACAGAAATCCATGCATTATTTGAAGGTTTTCGGGAAGTCAACAACCCAAAGGCAAAGAACAAATTGAAAGGAAGGATATTTCTTTCCAAGGCAGTTTTGATCCTTTGCAGAGCAATCAAGAGCAGGGATTCTGATCATCTTCAATGTTTAGTTTACGATCATAAAGTAGGCATTACTGACAAGGAAATTGAAAAGGCACTAGACAAGTATAAGGACAAATTTATCGAACTTCCAGAGTACACCTATGACGTACATACTAAAAAAGGTAAAAGAGCCGGAATGACCAAAAAACAATTTTTTATCGACGAATATAAATGCTTGACTCCTGTGCCAGAACAAAAGTCATTATTTGATAATATAGTCGATGAACATTTTGGACTTAAATAACGAATAGTAATATGAAAAGTTGCTGAATTAAGCACTAAAATTTATAAATTAATCAAAATTAAAAAGCAAAAAAGCGATGGATTTAAAAGCACCGAAATACGAATTTCACTTATATACTTGGGGTGGATTTTACAACAAAGAACATTTAAAAATACACAATAAACCAAGAGGTGATTTTTGGTTTGATACAGCAGAAGAAAGGCAACATTTTATAGACGAATTAAAATCTATTGAAGAAAAGTTAAATGCAAAAATTTTATGTATGACTTTATCTGAAGGTTATTGTTGCCGTGTTAAAACTGTACTACATAGGGTTGTAGAATGGGAAGGTAAAAGATACTATACTAATTATGATATGGGAATAAATTACCCAATAGATGCTGCTAGGTATCACTTGGAATGGAAATGGACTTGTGGATTTAACGATTACCCTTTAGGTGATGATTTTGATTATGAAGAAAACAAGCCTAAAGTGATACAGGAATGGATTACAGGTGCTTATCAAAACCTGTATTTTGAAGATGAACGATAATTGAGCGTTGGCTTTTGCTTTTTAATTTCTTCGGATTAAGGAATAACCTTAATTAAAAGGAACTGACCCAAGCAATTTTTTATATTACGTGTTATATACTTTTAAAAGCGAAAAAAAGGTAGTGAACTTGGTTAGATGTACGAAAAATGCAAATAAAGCCCTAAGCATTAGCCAACTTTGTAAATAGCGTGAGGGAACGGGCAAATACCAATAGGCGTAAAAGTAAAAGTACTGAAACCCTCTCGCTTTTAATTGTATTATAACGCTTGGTATAACCGCTGTAAGCACCTTACCTGACCTTTGCCCATAGTACGAACCGCCAACGGTGCTTATTGAGATTATATATTGTTATTCCTTCGCTTTTATACACTGAATTATTAATCAATTAAACTATAAATTATGAGTAGAATTAACTTAGCAGACAGCACAATTAATGTAGTTGTTAAAATGAGCGACGGGAATCCGGGCGCAATGAATGTAATTATGGAAATGTTACAACCTGAATCTAGTAAAATCGACCCTGATTCAGTTATGGGAGGAATGATGAAACTTCTTTCTTTAGACACTTTGGGTATTTATGGTACTGATATTTATGTTTTGCATAATGATATTTGTGGTCGTGATATGTCAAAAACATTTGCCGTGCTAAGGGCGCATCAATTAGGCTTTTTAAACGGTTCAATCCTGAAAGATGCTTGTAGCAGACAAGATTATTCTGGCAGGAAAATGATTGACGTAGAATCGCTTTGTAAACAAGTGAAGGAACACCTGCCGAATTTTGTTTTAAGTGAGGCATAACGGCTCTGATGTGTGGTCTAGTAGCAAAAAGCCCGATAGGAGCGATTGCGGATTGACCATCTACAGAAGCTATTTGCCATACACTTTGTTAGCAAATGACAACACATCTAAATAACTGAATTATGAAAATAAACGAAATATATAAAGGGGATTGCCTTGAATTGATGCCGAAATATGTAGATGACAAAAGTATTGATATGATTTTTTGCGATTTACCATACGGAACTACAAAATGTAAATGGGATACGATAATACCTTTTGATGAGTTGTGGAGTGAATACGAGAGAGTAATTAAAGATAATGGTGCAATAGTTCTTTTTGGAAGAGAGCCTTTCAGTTCTTTTTTACGAACAAGTAATGTGAAAATGTATAGATATGATTGGATATGGGAAAAGTCTAAGGCTACCAACTTTCTTTTTGCTAAACAAATGCCTTTAATAGCACACGAAGATATTATGGTGTTTTACAAAAAGAAACCAACTTACAACTCACAAAAAACAAAGGGTAAACCATATAATAAAGGCAAGGAAAAAAGAACTGAAATAGAAGCAGTTGGTAAGATAGGTAATGGTAATTTAATAGAGAATAAAACAGGATTGAGAAATCCAAGAAGCGTACAGTATTTTGTTACTGCTGAACGAGAAGGGAAGTTACACCCAACGCAAAAACCATTAGCTTTAATTGAGTATATGATTAAAACCTACACCAATGAAGGAGATTTGATACTTGATAATACTTGCGGAAGCGGGACTACAGGATTAGGAGCAAAAAATCTTGGTAGAAACTTTGTTATGATGGAGCAAGACCCTGAATATTACGAAACTGCCTGTAAAAGAGTACTAACGTAGTATTGCAGGTAACGGACGTGGGTATGGCAATGTAATTTTACGTATTTAAAAACTAAAAAATAGAAACAATGGCAAAAAATGAATACATAATGGAATTATTACACGCCTATAAAAGTGAGGTAGATAATTTTAACGATGCGATTTTTACAGATAAGTTTGAGGCTTTGGCACAGGATATAGTAAAATTATTTGCTATACCTGTTGTTGTACACAGTAAAAACAAACCCAAACGTGTGTTAGGTGACTTTGACATTTGGTATAAGCCTTGCACTCGCTGTGGCTATGATACTGGCAAAAGTACTAAACCTAAAGACGGTAATAAAACCTGTTGGAAATGCGGAAACTTTGTACAGCGAGATTATACAGACCGAGCATTAAAGAAATAGTTTTTAATGCACTACAACGGACAGCAATATGAAACGTGCGGAATTTAGCACAGAACTTAACTACGAAGAACAAAAATAATAATGCCTTGGGCGGGCTTTGTAAAACCCATTTATATTATGAAACCAACAATTGGTAGAGTTGTAATTTACAACACAACAGAGGCTGATAAAGCCAAAATGGAAGCAGCGAGCACCTTAAATGGAGGCTGCAACACGCAAGACAAGTTACCTGCAATCATTACAGCCGTTTGGAGTGATGAGTGCGTGAACTTGAAAGTGATTACAGATGGAAATTTGGATTTGTGGGTAACTTCTGCGAATAAAGGAGATGAGCCTATGAATTGGAATTGGCCTGTAATTGAAAAGTAGTTGAGCGTTGGGAGGCATTATTATTTTCCTTCCCAATAGCACAAACTTCATTAAAAGAACGGAAGCCAGCATGTTTTATATTGCATGTTGTGCTTTCGTTTTAATGAAGCACAACGGCTACGCATATAAGCAGTAGCGGATTACGAAGAAGAAATTTTCAATTAACAACTAAAATAAAATAGAAATGACAAAGTTTAAATTTAACACAAAAACCGCTATTGCTTTATATGCGATGTTAGCGGTAGTGCTTTCTTCGTGTGAAAGTAAACAAGATGTTCAATTAGATATTGAGCGTTTGAAAAATGAAAGAACTACTATTCAACAGGAAGTTCAAAATCTTTCAAGTCTTACAAACTCAAAGCAGAAAGAGATTGCTTCTTTGAATGAGAAATTAAAAGAACTGAATATATACAATTCAGGAAAAACACCACATTACATTTTAAAGATTAGATTGAAGCAATCTCGTGTAAGTTTAGATATTGGCAAACATATAAAAGACGGTATGAATGCAATAGAATTTGAACTTCCTGTGGATAAAGACTTCTATAATAGTGTTAGCGTTGGAACTAAGATTACTGATGAATTTAGGACTGGTTCTTTCATTTTGAATGGTAGTTTTAGTAGTTGGGATATGACTGTTAAAGGTAAGGTTGTGAGGTAGTTTGCATTACCGCTAACGACCGTATATGATACGTTTTTAAATGTATTATATACTACGTTATCAAAAAATAAAAATTTAATCATTTATACATAACATCATGAATATTTACAGAAAATATTGCCCGAATGTATTTGTCGCTCAATGCGATCAGGAACACGAAAAAGGAGAAACCATTATTGTCGAAACCAAATACGGCAAAGAGAATGAGCATATCGTTCACAACCTAGTTTTCCAAAAGGATGATCATTTTTATTATTCCATCACTAGAGCCGATGGTTTTAACAATCAAGAGAGAGCCAGAAGGAAATCAGAGAAATTAAATGAGTGGGCAGACAATGCCGAAAAAAGAAGTGCAGAGTGGTTTGAAAGGAGTAATGAAGGAAAGGACTTTTTAAGACTTGCCGAGCCGATCAAAGTTGGACACCATTCAGAGAAAAGGCATAGGGCGCTGATTGACCGAAATTGGAAACGAATGAGCAATGCTATGGATGAAAGTCAAAAAGCAGAAGCATACCGACAAAGGACTGATTATTGGGAAAGCATGGCAAATAAGATTGACCTATCAATGCCAGAGAGTTTAGAGTTCTTCCAGATCATGTTGGATCATGCAACCGATTACCATAAAGGTTTGAAGGACGGCACGATCAAAAGAGCTCATTCATATTCATTGGCCTATGCTACAAAGAAAGTCAAGGATCTGAAAGGAAAGGTTGAAATAGCTAAAAAATTGTGGGCAGATGAATGAGAAAGAAAACGCATTAAGAGAGGTTATTAAGTTGCTAAAAATCATGACTAAATTTGGAAACGTTTTAGTTCCTAATCTTCCAGACCAGAAACAAACTTTTGCTATTGACAGGTTAAGGCACTTTGTGGAATATCTAGCTAATGAGCATGATATGACAGTTGAGCAAATTCAATTAGAAATATTACTATTTCCCGAGTAATCCAACAGTAGTTAATTATTGTTACCTTTAAGGCCATCTAACATTACGTTATTTGGCTTTTTTTGGGTAAAGCATTAACATTAAAACTTTAAACGATGAATGACAAAAGTGACAATATTAAAAAGGATCGGCTAATAGAGTGTCTTGAAAAGACTTTGGGAGTCGTATCGACAGCATGTGCAAAAGCTAATTTATCAAGGCAAACTCATTACCGTTGGTTAACAGAAGATGAAGATTACAAAGCCAGGGTAGACGATATTCTAAATGTAACTTTGGACTATGTGGAAGGAAAGTTATTCAATGAGATCCAAGGTGGAAATATGACAGGTATCATTTTCTACTTAAAAACTAAAGGTAAATCCAGAGGTTACGTTGAAAGGTTTGAGATCAAGAAAACAGATCCGATAGAAGAAATGTTGGCTTCTAAATCTGATGATGAAATTTTGGAGCAAATGGAACATTTAACAACTGAATTGCGTGGAGTTGTCGAAAACAAAAAGTAAACGTCAACTATTAGAAGATCTTAGGAGACTTGAAAACCAGTTAGCAAAAAGGAAACTAGCGGCCTTTGCCAAAGCTATGTTGCCAGATTATTCACTGCAATGGTTTCATGTTCTAGTATATGATTATCTTCAATTGTGGGTAGATAAGAAGATCAAAAAGTTAGCCATCTTCATTCCACCTCAACATGGTAAATCGACAATGAGTAGTATTATAACTCCTGCATTTATACATGGCACCAGACCAAAGGCAAAAGTTGCTTGTGCATCATATGAGATCGGGGTTAGTTCCAAGTTTAATAGATCTACTCAAGACATAATTGAATCAGAACGATATGCAGAAGTATTTCCTAAAACTTATCTAAATAAAGCAGGTGTTGAAGCTGATAACGAATTAAGGAATTCTAAATATTATGAGACAGTAGGTTATAAGGGATCATATAAAAGCGTAGGGGTAGGCACAGGACTTACTTCTGATACTGTTGAATATGGAATTATTGATGATCCAATAAAAGACAGGAAACAGGCTAATTCGCCTTTGTATAGAGATACACTCTGGGATTGGTACGACGAAGTATGGTCAACCCGACTAAACAATGATAGTTGTGAATTGATGTTATTTACCAGATGGCATGAAGATGATTTGGCAGGGCGGTTGTTTGATCCTAAAAATCCAAAGTACGATGGCGAAGTTGCAAAGAAATGGACAGTGATTGTTTTGCCGGCATTAAAAGAAGATGCAGCACCACCGATCAAGCAAGCCCTGAAAGTGAAAGATCCTAGAGTATTGAATGAAGCATTATGGGAAGCTAAACATTCAGCAGAAAACCACCTGAAAGATAAAAGAACCAGTCCGTACAAATTTGCATCCCTAAAACAACAAAGACCGTCACCATTGGATGGTGGCATGATGCAAAGGGAGTGGTTTCAGATTGTTCAGGAAAGTGAACTACCTTTTAACCCAGAAGAAGTGCCAGTTCATTTCCTAATCGATGGTGCCTTTACTGAAAAGACCAAAAACGATCCATCCGCAGTAATGGCCTATTATGTATTCAAAGGAAAGATCTACATTAAAAGTTGTATTACATTCTACAAAGAATTAAATGAGTTCCTAAAGTTTTCAAGAGGTTACTTTCATTCACAAGGTTACGACAGTAGGAGTAATATCAGGATCGAGTACAAAAGTTCGGGCCCAGGGCTTATGAGTATGTTAGCACAGGAAGAATATGGAAACTTCAATGTAATGAGAATTAACGACCTTCATGTTTCATATGGTAAGTTTACCAGAGGTGAGTATGCACAGCCATCATGTGCCAGTGAAAAGGTTAAGATTATATCTGGTGGATGGAATGAGGAGTTTATTAATCAAATAATTACTTTCCCTAATGATTTGCATGATGATATGTTTGATCTTCTTTGCTACGCAGTTCTACAGGAAGTTTCTAATGCAGTAGGAAGGGTGATAAAAACAAAAGTGAATATAGGTGGCAGAATAGCTTAAATAAATATAAATTTGTAAGAATCAAAACATTATACAACATGAACTTTACAGATATTATTGCACTTGAAAAATCTAAAGTGATCGAAATATTTCAAGAAAATGCAATTGAAAATGGTGATCACATTGCAGAATATCAAAATGAAAGAACACAGCGAGACACCCAAGTAGGAAAACGAAAGGACAAAACTGTAAAAAAGCAAACCGTTGAGGTAAACAAGATCCCAATTCCTTTCCAGAAACAAATAGTTCAAACTTCTGCAGCGTTCTTATTCGGAAAGCCAGTACAGTTAATTGCCGATGAAGATATTAATGAATTAGAAAAAGCATGGAAGTCTATTAGAATAGATGGACTACTATTGAAATGTTGTGAACAGGCAAAGGCATTTAGACAATCGGCCTTATTGTTCAGGATAGTGAAAGATGAATTGAATGGAGGTTTAAAATTGTCAGTACACAACCTAGATCCAAGGAAAGGAACAATGTACCCTAATTTTGATGATTTTGATAACCTAGATGGTTTCATGTGGAATACCAAGGTAAAGAATGAAGCAGGTGAAGAAGTAGACAGATACTATATTTTTGATCAAACCACAGTGAGAGTATGGGAAGGATCAGGAGAAGATCTAGTTGAGACTCAAGCACCAACCAAACACTTCTTTGATCGTATGCCGATAGTTTATTTAGAAGAAGAAGAAGTTGAGTACGAATCAGTAAAACACCTCATTGATCGTTTTGAGAATAGGTTTAGTAGATTCGCTGATACTAACGATTATTTTTCTAGTCCATTTTTCAAAGCCACTGGAAATATTGATAACGTTCCCACAAGAGACGAAACAGGGTCAATTTACATGATGGATCTAATTGAAACCCCACAAGGCCAAATTATTCCTAGTGATCTTGATGTAGTAGGTTGGGATTCAGCACCAGAGTCAACCAAGTTAGAATTTGAAATAACCAAGGCTTTGATATATGACCTATCAGCAACCCCAGATCTATCGTTAAACAACCTGAAAGGCATTGGAAACGTTTCAGGAATCGCATTAAAACTGATGTTCCTGAATAGTATCATAAAAGCTAGTTTCAATGAATCTATTTATAAACCATTTGTTGAAAGAACAATAAGCCTAATTCGGTCCGGAATGGAAGGTGCTAAACTTGGAAATCCTAATAGAGAGATCTATATTGATGTGAAGTTCACAAGTATTCTGCCTGAAAACCTAACAGAAATAATTGAGAATCTTTCAGTAGCTACTGGAAATAAATCAATAATGTCACAGGAATCGGCATTAGAACACAATCCATTAGTAACCGATACCAAAGGTGAATTGGAAAGGATCAAAACGGAATCTAGCGAAACACTAGGAGAAACATTTAATTTACCTCAATAATGGAAAAGCAATTAGAGTTGGATCAAAAAAAAGAGATCAAGGAAAAAATCAATTCTTTCATGAATTTTTGGAAAGAAGAAAATTACAGTTCGGCATATTCAAGAACAGCATTAACTTTTAGGTCAAGGCATGATGTAAATGATCTAAAAACCATAATCGGTTTTAAAGTAAATACATCAATACCACAAGGTATTTTTTTCATTACTCCATGTGTTGCTGATTGTCATGTGTTAGTAACGACCCACGCAAGTAAATTCAAACTAAGGATTAGACTTATGAAAGAGTTAGCCCCTTTTGTTCCTTCGGAAGCAGGAGAGTGGCTTATTAGCCCACAATCAATTAAACGAATAAAAAGTTAGTTATGATATTATTCAGCCCAATATCATTGCTAGTTTATATGGATGATGATGAAAGTCAAAATTTAAGAAAACTAGGATTAGGAAGTGATGATGATCAGGTATTATGGAATGATAAAGTTAATCTGCATTGGTTTTATACGATAGACACTTTAGCATCATATGAAAAAGATAACCGAATTTCTATTATTACTGCAGGTGGTTTTGATTTTTATGTAAAATGTGACACCTATGAAATTATGGAAATGGTAAAAGAATCAATGAATGGCAACAAATCTATGTCATAGAAAATTAGTTTCATTGTTGTCTAAACAGGATAACCAAATGAGTAGGCTTTATTCGGAAAAAGCGAATGAACTTGCTGCAGTCCTGAAACGCTACAAATCCAAATCCAAATCTGATGTATGGAAAGGAAATGCACAACTTGAAAAAGAGGTGGAAAAAATACTATTAGGTTTGGATGCTGATTTCAAAAGGAATCTTCTAGTTAATATTGGATCTGGTCAGAATCTAGCAAATGATTGTTTGGATCTGCAGACCACAAGTTATTTGCGTGGAATGGATCTTGACACCAAAGATCGTGAAAGACAGTTCTACAGGGATCTAACGGCCTTGACAAGTTGGAAGAATTACAGAATGAAAGGGTTGAATTTATCTGATAGAGTTTGGAAGTTGGATGAACAAACCAAAGAGCAAATGGAATTTTTCATAAAGGAAGGTTTGGCAGAGGGAAGGGATGCACCTAGTTTGGCAAGAGATATTAAAGCATACCTGAAAGAACCCGACAAAAGGTTTAGAAGGATCAGAAACGATGAAGGTAAATTAGTTTTATCGGCACCTGCAAAACTCTACAAGCCTGGGCAGGGTGTTTATAGATCCAGTTATAAGAATGCATTGAGAGTTGCCAGAAACGAAATCAATATTGCATATCGATATGCTGATCATGAAAGAGTGCAGACATTGGATTTCGTAAAAGGAATTAAAGTCAATTTATCCAACGCACACCCTAAATATGACATTTGTGATGAATTGCAAGGAGAGTACCCAAAAGGTTTTAAATTCTTAGGTTGGCACCCCAATTGCTTATGTTTTACCACCACAGTACTGATGAATCAGAAGGAATTTATCAATTTCGTAAACACTAAGGCACGAACTTCAAAAGACATAACAACTATACCGGCACGTGCCCAAAAGTTCTTAAATGCAAATTCCGATACAATTAAGGGTTACAAGAATAAACCATACTTCATTGCAGATAATTTCAAGAACACTAAAGAAGGTTTTGCTATTAAAAGCCATGTGACCAAATGAGAAAAGCCAAACTACTTAGTACGACTGAAAGATACTTGCAGAAGTGGGAGCCACTGATTACGCATGAGCAGATCTTTATACAATTCCAAGAGGTTGTTTTGGTGCATAAAAAATTTGAGCGATATTTGAAGAAAAATAAGATAAAGTTCACCATGCCAAGAAAGTCCAAGAAGCACTTAGAACGCAGGAGAGTATTTATACATTGGTACATTGACAGTAACGATGATAAAACTCATAGCGAGTGTGTGAAGGATCTTGAAAGGCTTCTTATGATCTCGGAGTCTACAATATATGCGGTCATTTACGCATACCGATGATTTACTACTATAAATAAAAACCTTGTCATTATTCTTTAAGTTGCCCTATTCAATATTACATTAGTCGAAATTAATTTAATCTAATCGTAATAATTATGAATAAGAAACTCAGAGTAAAACTGATTAACGCTTTAAAATTGGCGGGAATGAGTGAGGGTCTAGCTTCAATGTTTGAAAACAAAACAGAAGCAGAAATCAATGCCTTTATTAATGATTTGCCAGTAGTGGATGCAGACAGTGATGAAACCACTTTAACTGTAGACGAATTGGCTACAAGTCCACTATTAGTTCAGGCAGTTGAAAAATTAGGATTTGACAAGATCCTATCAATGTCAAAGGTGATGCAATCGGCACACGACAAAAAGGTCGATAGTGGAATCAAAACATTCAAAAAGAGATTTTTACAGGATGATTACAATGAGGAAGGTGAAGAAAATAAACCGACCACTAAATTACCTGATGATACGCCAGAATACGTTAAGGCAATGATGTCTAAATTGGATTCGGTGACGCAAGAATTAGATTCTATTAAAAATAAGAATCAGGTTAATTCTAAATTGGATGAAGCCAAGGGTAAAATGGAAAAAAGCAAGTTGCCTAAAAATCTTCAAACGAAGTGGATTAGTCGTATTGATCTTAAATCAGAAACTAGCGTGGATGATCAGATTGAAGCGCTTGAGACTGAATACGCAGAAGTTTACACGGACATCGCAGGAACGGATACCTATTCGTTTAGTGACAGGACGGACAAAAACCAAAGCAAAATGACCACAGCCGACGAAAAAGAATTGGCTGAAATGGCAAAACAACTTTAATTAATTTTTAAAATTTAAGACATGGCAGAGATTATTGGTAGCGATAGCGTTGTTACAGGAGGTAAGAATGTAGTCGAAAAAATGTTAGCTGATGTACCTGGCGGTGCAGAGTTAGATTTGACAGGAGTAACTACAGAGTATGATTCTGATGGTTATATTCCAGAAGGAACACCGATCATTGTTGTTTCAGGTAAGTACCGACCTTTGTTGGAAGCTAACTTGGAAGCTGACGATGATAAGGTAGTAGGTATTCTGTATCAAGAAGTTCCTAAAGCAAAACCTTATGCATCAATTTGTATAAGAGGGGTAGTGAACGAAGCTAAATTGCCTTTTGCAATCAATGCAACCGTAAAAGGAGCATTGCCCGGTATTTCCTTCATATAAGGATCAAAATAATTTATTAACATTTAATATTTAAGAAATGGCAATTAAAAGATTTCAAGACGTAACCCAGAAAGCCTTAGAAGTGGTATTAGCTGGATTACAAGAGCCAAGCTTCGCATATAGAAGTTTGTTCCCTGCCCAATTCACATCGAATTTATCTTGGGAGAGTTTGGAAGCTGATGGCGATTTGACCATTAGTGCTGATGTCATTGCACACGATTCTAGTGCAAGGCTAAAAAAACGACCTGATGCGACTATGCAGACTGGTGCAATCGAGAAAATATCTCTTTTGAATCAAGTTAGCGAGAAGCAGTTACACAACCTTTATGCTTTACAGAACAGCCCTAGAGGATTGGAAGCACAGATCTATAAGATCATATTTGGTGATGTTGGAAGATCTTACAGGGGTGTGCATATGAGATTGGAAGAAATGGCAATGCAGGCTTTGTCTACAGGAGTTGTAGATATTACCAGTTCCAACAACATTGGAGTGTTGACCAAAGCGACCTTTGGTATTCCTTCTGGAAACAAGAAAGGTGCAGCCGTTATTTGGAGTACTGCAGCAACTGCAAAACCAATTGCAGATTTGAAAGAGCGTGTAAGATACGCTAAAGGCAAAGGGTACAAAGTACAGGCCATTTATATGGAAGAAACTACCTTTGACCTTATGAGAGCGACAACCGAAGTTAAAGAGCAGTATTCTGGCCTTTTAGGATTGTCTGTAGGTTACTTATCTCCTACCTTGGAACAGATCAATGTGATCTTGAACAGCAATGGTTTACCACCTATTGTTATCATAGATTCAACTGTGACAATTGAAGGTAAAGATGGATCATTGACCACTTACAGCCCATGGAGTACAGGAAAAGTTGCTTTCCTATCTTCACCCACTGCCGGTAGCACTCAATTTACTTTGACTGCAGAGGAAAAAGTGGAAGGATATGCTGATCCTGCAGCAATGGCAGCAAACAGGGATATAGTACGGATCACTCGTTGGAATGACAGAAACCCATTCAGGGTTTACACCAAAGGGGAGTCAGTAGCGTTCCCGACCCTAAACAATGTAAAAGGAATTTTCCTTTTGAACACTCTAAACGCAACAACTTGGAGTTAATACCTTAGTGCAATGACTATCGAAGATGCTATAAAATCTAACCCAACATTTGTGAACGTTCCAGATCGAGTAATCGAGTTGGCGTTCACAAGCAGGGGGGTTGAAATGACCGATGATTATACGGCTAGTGAATTGAAAAGTATGGAACTGATTTCAGCAGATCTTTATTTGGAATTAGCCACCGTTCCCAATTATAGAGAAGGTGAGTTAACAGTACAGGCAAATAGAGATATATTGATGTTGAGGGCCAGAAACATTTACTTGAAGTATAACGATGATAAGTACCAAGAATTAGGTTACACAAAACTAGATTTGAAGATCACTAAACTAGGATGATAACACGATACCCACATATGGCCAAATTAATTGTACCAGAGTTGCTAACTGATACAGAAGATGGGATCGTAGGTGTAACTGAAAACGAATGTACCACCATTTCATTAACAGGACGTTTTGAGCATAAAAGCGGACTGGACAGGGGGTATAACGCTAAGTTTTTCATGCCAAAATCTAAGGGTGTGTTAAAACTGTTTGGTATGGAGAATACCTTATTTCGCTATGAGGGTAGAAAATGGGATATAGTTAGAATTATACCAATGCAAACCCACACAGTGATATGGCTAAATTAAATGGACTGAAAGCACTCTTTACTACTAAGCAGATCGAAAACGTTCTGGATCAGAGAAGGAAGGAGTATGATGAAAGAGCAATAAATGTTCTAGCTTATCAGGGCGAACAGTTTATTAATAGAGCGCGAACTATAAGTACCTATATTGACAGAACTGGAAATTTAAGAAGTAGCATTGGTTACTTAATTCTTAGGGATGGTCAAGTCGTTACCAGAAACTTTGCAGGGTCTAGTAAGGCGAATACCATTGAAGGGAAGTCAGTTGGATTGGCATACGCCAACGAAATTGCCCAACTTTATCCAAAAGGATATGTTCTGATAGGGGTAGCAGGGATGCGCTATGCAGCGTATGTAGAAACAAAGGGGTATGATGTTATTACAGGCAGTGTACCAAGTGACAACGAGTTTAAAAATTTACTAAGTGCAATCCAGTTTTGATATATTATCGGGAGTTTTCAAGATCCTGAATCCGGTACTAAAAACCGAGATCAGTGGGAAAGTGATCATAGGCGATGAAGAAATGGGTGATCAGAATGAAAACGTTTGCATAAATCTTTTGAACAATCGGGTCCAATATCTACAAGAGGGGTTCTTAAATATTAACGTTCATATCATGGGCATTAATGAAGATGTAGCAAATTTGAAAAGGATGAAGGAATTAGTGGATCTTATCTTTCCACTGGTAAATGAAAAGGAGCATTATTTTGAAGATCACCAAATTACACTTCATTTAAACATTGAAGATGATAAAGGGGTTTTCAAGAGCCAAGAGAGTAAGGGAAAGTTTTTTTACAATATCAAAATAAATTATTTAACATTATAAAATTTAAAAATCATGGCAAAGAATGATAACGTTTTAGGTGTTGCGAAGATTGAGATCGGTGCCCCAGGTGATGGGATAATGGGTGCAAGTTTGACAGAATTTAACGTAGTTGAACTAAACTCTACTAATTTCGATGGTTCGGAAGCCAATGAAGAAACGATAACCACAGAGCAGGAAGATGCCTATTTGACATTATCTGCAGCGGCAAACCCAAACATTTTAACCTTTAGGTTATTTGAAGTTTTCGGGGATGCATTAGTATTACTGATGGGTGGTACGTACACTGATGGAACAAAAACATGGGATGCACCAGAAAGTATAGCAGATACTTATCTGTCTGTTAGATTGACCAGTAAGGCAATCAATGGATTCTACATGACAATTGAGTTCCCTTATGCTAAAATTTCTGCAAGGCATCAAGGTACGATCACTAAAAACAACCTATTGGCAATTGATGTGACAGCTACGGCTAATACACCAGTTTCCGCAGGAGGTACAAAAGGGGCACCGTACACCATTAAAAAGGTAGCGGTAACATAGTGTTTATTGATTAGTTGAATTGGCCTGTCTATTCGTAGATGGGCTTTTTTATTCGATTTATCTTTTTTATATAAATATTTATACATATATTTACTGTAATAAACATTTAAACATCACAATATCATGAACTCCGACGAACTTATAAAGAAGTTACTTGACTTCAATGAAGATCTTACCTATGCCTATAATTTTGGGTCAGATCCTAATCAAATAGCTGAAATGAAAGCCAAGTTTGATGAAATGTTGCCCGAACTTGCATTACTTTGTGAGATCCATTCTGGAATATAGTCAAACAACCCACAGGAAGTCACCACGTATAACACCACAGCGAAACAACGTATGAGAGACACAATACCAACCCCATTGCTAAATAAACGCATCAGAACGCTTAAAAACGATCTTTTAGAGTTGAAACAAGGAAAAGTGATAAAATATTATGAGTTCCTTGATCATGTAGCACCCAAGGAGTTCAAGACTCTTTACTATGCGGATAGCGAATTTTTGAGAATGAGCCGATCAAGTATAAGGATCATGGTCAAACTCAATCTACAGCACAGATTTATACCGCATCATTTATTTGGAATAGAAATCGATTTAGAAAAACAGTAGGTCATGAGAGTTTTAAGTATGAACATGAGTGAGAATCAAATAATAAAAACCGTTGTAGTTAATTCAGCTAAAGGAATATTCAATACGCCAGAACCAAATGACTATTTTTGGAATTGCCGGTTTTGGATTGAAAAGTATGATGCTATGATTATTTTCACAAGGGATTCTGGGCACCATACTTGTGGATGGTGGAAAAATCCAGATTATGAAAGGTGCTATCATTTGTCAATCAGTTTTGTAGATAAATTTGGAAATAGGAAACCCCACAAAATGAAGATAGCTCATAAATTGGTTGAAATGTTTTTTGGATTTAGTAAAAATTTAGTGTGGTGTGAACCTCCTTATTCTAATGTTGGAATAAAAAACGATGTCTGGCATTATAGATTATTTTGCGATCCAAATTGGAGACCAATAAAACCCAGAAAGGAAGTTTACTCTACAAATTTTACAGAAGTTGGATGGAAGTCATTTAGTGAAATTAACAAGATATGAACAATTATAAGATCACATATAGGAACCATTGCGGAATCAGTGAAATAGTAATACCTGCATTTGGTATATTGTCAGCCATTGAGACGTTTTCTTCAAACTTGAATGTTACTTCTATTCATATATTGAAGATTGAAAAGGTACAGTAGAAATAATGAAAACACGAATTCCACTTTCAAGGCATCAGAAAATGGTTCTATCTATATTGATAAGACCTATTAACTTGTGTGGAATAACTGGAACTGAATTGCACGAAAAAATTCAACACGGGTCAGCCTGGGTTGTTACCGAATACCTATTGAGTAATCTTATTAAACTGGAATTGATTATGAAATGTGAAAACGAAAACGAATACCAGATAACCATAAAAGGAGTTGTAGAATTAATTAAAATAGAACAAAATGCCAATTGATTATAATAAGTACCCAGACAACTGGTTAACAGAAATAAGGCCAAGAATATTAAATAGAGCGTGTGATAAATGTGAGAATTGTGGATTAGAAAACCATTCAAATGTTTACTCTATAAAACTTAATGTAAAAGAAAATGGAAAATACAAAAAAAGAACAATATGGTTCAGGAGCATTGAAGATGCAGAACGTGAAAAAATAGATGGAATTGTAAAGACTGTTAAAGTAATCCTTACAATTGCCCATTTAGATCATGATGAAGAAAATGAGAATATAAGTGATGATCGACTAAAGGCACTTTGTCAATTGTGCCATTTAAGGTATGATGCATTTGAAAAATATCGAAGAAGTTTTCTTTTTTAGAATTAAATAGTTTTTCTTTTGGATATATAAATATTTATACTATCTTTATTGTATAATTAAACATTTAACATCACATCACATCATGAAAACTACCTTTATTCATTCCGAAAACTTTGTGAACGCACTAGTTCAAATTAAAAGATCAGAGATCCAGTACAACCTTTGGGAAATGTATCGTGACGGATCAATAATGTATGATCATTTCAAAACCCAATTCCTAGCACTTAGTAACAGGTCAGATTTTGAACTTGAATTTCTTAATCAATGGTTAGATAAAAACGAATTGAATTTCTCTACAGGATCTAACAGCATGAAAGATGCAATACTTGATTTTGAGATTGATTCCGTCGATGGAATTTATGGCGAAGAAATTGCCATTCTGGAAAAGGCTTTATATGACCTTTTAGCCAAGTACAAATAATATCATTACATACTAAATATATTAAACATGGAAAACGATAGTAAATTGGATTATGAGGAAATCGTAATTAAAGAGTTGATAAAAAGCCTTGGAGGGAATAGATTTTTTGCAATGACAGGAACACAACCAAAATTCAGATCAACTAAAGATAATGGAGACGTTGAAACCATATTCAAGCTAAAGAGGAACCTAAGTAAATGTAACTATATGAAAATCATATACAGAAGGTGTTCAGATCTTTATGACATGGAATTTATTAAGGTTAACGGAACCGAAATACATATTCTTAAAGAGTACAAAGGGGTATATTGTGATATGCTCACAAATATATTTTCTAAAACAACTGAAATGTACACACAATTATAAAATTAGTTTAAACATTTATAAAAACATCACACAATGAAAAATTACACTAAATCAGGCAAATCCATTAAAGTATCAGAGGTACAACTTAAATACATTCAGAAAGTGCCAAAATCAGAAAGGTTTAAAATTACATCTTCCAGATCGGCTAACGACCTAGTAAGAACGGTAATCGATGATGATCAAATTGATCTTAACGAAAAAGTTCATCTTATATGCATGAATAATTCCAATGATGTAATTGCGGTTTCAGAATTATCAGTTGGATCTTCAAATGGTTGTCTGGTAGACATTAAAAATGTATTGGTTACAGCACTTAAAGTTAGAGCATGTGGATTGATATTATTACATAACCATCCGTCAGGAACATTAAGGCCGAGCAACGCAGATCGGGATTTGACCAAAAGAGTAAAAGAAGCAGCAAAAATGATTGACATAAGTTTACTTGATCATTTGATTTATACACGTGAATCTTATGTCAGCTTTGCAGATGAAAGTTGGTTGTGATTGTGTTTTTTAAATTGGGAAAGGGAAGGTTTGATGGCCTTCCTTTTTTTTGTTAGGTAGATATTATATAATTTAGTCGAAAATTGTTCATAAAGCACTATCAATGAATACCGAACCCATTACCCCAGAAGTAGAGATAAAAAGCAAGAAACAGGTTTTAAATGCTTTGATCAGTAGACCTAGTAAGTATCACGTAAAAGTGGTAAACAATACTGAATTGCCAGAAGCCCTAAAAGACAAAGAAGAAATTACGTTTGAGGTAAAACCACCTGTATTGTCTACACTGGAAAGAATAGGTGTTATAGCCCTGGGCATACCTGATGAAGTGTTCAGTGAAGATTCCAAAAATGTAAAATATCTTAGGTATCTGAAAGAAATGTGCGAAATGATTGCTATTTTTTCCCATGGTTATTCAAAAAAAGAAATGCCCTTATGGTATGTGCCTTTTTTACTTGATAATTTGACTACAGAAGAAATGGCAATTATACTTCATGAGTCAATGGCAAAATGTAAGACTGATTTTTTTTTACCCTGTACCCAAATTGTAAAGCTACTAAACCCGATGATGATGATGAAAATAGAGAAGGAGACGAAAACGAGTTAGAAGATGAAGATAACCGTTTTAACCCTTATCAATTCGTAGGAACGTGCATGAGTCATTTCGGTATGACTTATAATTACTGCAGAAATAAAATTTCCTTCCAAAACCTGATAATGCTTAGTGCCAGTGTTCCTAGATTCGAGAGTAAATTAAAAAAGGATCAGGATGGTGGAAAGGTAGAAAAAAAGCAACCTCATTTATTCAATATACTTAGTGGCATGATGCCAGACGAAAGCTAGTTAAGTCTAGTCATTTCTGGAAGGAAAATCATAATAAAGTCATTGAGTTCATACTTATGATCAAATACTTTTAAGTACTCTTGATCGGCCTCAAAGTTAAATTCTAAATGCTTGTTTCGGAGGTAGATTGTATTTCCAACTCTTTTGTAATATTCAAAAGGAAATGTCAAATAGTCCTCGAATGGTGGAATGTGTGTCATAATTTCATCAGTTTACTACTATAAACTTTGGGATTTAAGTTACTAAAAGCGTACTGACTAAACAAAGTACTTTTAGCTAAAACATTTTAGATATGCCAGTTAGAGGTGAAAATTCGCTATTCTTTGCGACAGGGTTGGACAATTCTGGATTAGAGCAAGGTAAATTTGATGCAATAAATATCATTAGTAGTTTAGGTAGTGCTATCAGCAAAATAAATCCATTTGCCGGTTTAGCAGTTGGTGCAGCAGCAGCATTTGCAGCAATATCCAATGAAGCATTCCAATTTGCCAAGATCTATGAACAGGCCATGTTGGAGGTAAGGACAATATCAAAAGCCGCTAATGCTGATTTTAAAGGCATAGGAAGTGACATTTTCCAATTATCACAACAAACCCTTGATGATCCTGTAAAACTTGCCAAGGCTTACTATCAAGTGGTATCTGCAGGATATGATGGTGCAGAAGGATTGCGAGTTTTGGAGACAGCGAGTAAAGCAGCCGTTGCAGGTGTTACCGATACATTAACCGCAGCCGATGGTTTGACAACTATCATGAACGCATTTGGTGAATCTGCAGAAAATGTAGATCAGATTGCAGATGCCATGTTCAAGACGGTAGAGTTAGGTAAAACTAATTTTGCTCAATTATCTTCTTCCATGTCACAGGCGGCACCTTTGGCGGCTTCATTGGGAGTTTCTTATAATGAGATATTGGCAGCCGTTGCTTCATTGACGAAACAAGGTGTACCAACAGCACAGGCATTTACCCAAATAAGAGCCGCATTGATCGGGGTTAATAAGGAACTTGGTGATGGTTGGAGTAAAGCCTATACTTTTCAGGATGCCATGCAAGAAGTATCAGAACGGACAAATGGATCTGTGCAAAAACTACAGGAAGCCACAGGAACAATTGAAGCCGTTGGTGCAATATTGGCTACTACAGGAAAGAACGCAAAAGGAGCAGCAGAAGATCTTAGAGATATTGAATCAGCAGCAGGGAGCGCCAGAAAAGCATTTAGTGTAATGGCATCAGGGCAGATCAATCAAATTGAGATCCTAAGAAACAGAGTTAGGGCATTGACAGAATCTATTGGAAATGAGTTGCTTGATGTGGCAAATAAGGCTGCGGGATTTATTGTTGACTTGACAGATCCCAGTAATTTTGCAGCAGATCTATACCAGAAGGAAAGGGTGGAACTACAGCAATTAAGGGATGAACTTGAAAGGGGTGGTGTTGCCCAAGAAAGAAAAATAGAGATCATTGACATATTAAAAGACAAGTACCCCTCATTTTTGGAAAACATCAAAAACGAAGGTGTTTATACTGGTGAAATTGAAAGTGCTTTAATCGGTGTTAATGAACAGCTTTTAAAGAGGATAACCCTTGAGTATAACAAAGAAGCAGTTGCAAAGAAAGGACTGGAATATTCTGAAAAATTAAGAGAGTTCCAAAGTCAGGAAAAAGTAGTTCAAGAAGAAATTAACAAGTTGTATCGTGAGAACGAATTTGTAAGAGCTACCATTGATAAAAATTCAGGCAGATCATTTAACGACCAAGTGACTGAAATTGAAAAGTTGGGATCTTCAAAAACTAGAGTTCTGGTTAGTCAATATGCTATTTTAAGAGATCTCGGAAAAGACCAGTTGAAAGCACAAAGAGAGTTGAACGCATTACTTGGAGAAGAAAGCCAAGCCAGGGCAGAGATAATTGAATTTAAACCCACTGCAGTAACTGATACAGAAGGAGCCGACCTTGGAAACGATCTTTCAGAATATGAAAAGTATTTGGCTGAAAAACAAAAAGCATACAAGGCTTATGAAAATGAGATTGTCCAATTAGGAAAAGACAGGGCTTTGGAGATAAATAAACAATTGTTATCAGAAGGTGAAGATTATTATACTTTCCTACAGAATCAATTGGAACTGTACAAAAACAGTATTTCCGAGCAAAAAGCAATTGCAGAAGCAGCAGAGAAAGCCGGAATAAGTGGTTTCACCAGAGACAATGACGTACAGAAAATTGAGGTTGAAATACAACCACTGGTTCAGAATATTAAAGTAGACAGGACTTCTATAAATGCCATTGAAAAAGAATTGTCAGCACTTGATAAAAAGTGGAGGGCAGCAATTGATCAAGCTGAAAGGGATAAACTGAAAACGATAATAGATGCCAAGAAAAAAGAGTTGGATCTAGCTAAGGATAATATTGAAACAGAAATTAGCTTGTATGAAGGAGTTAATATTTCTCTACAATCTTTCACTAATCAGCAATTAAATGGTTATATCGATTACTGGAATAAAAAACTAAAACAGGCAGAAAAAGGAAGTGATCAAGAGTTAGAGATCATTTCCAGGATAAACCAAGGTGAAAGGCAGAAATGGCAAAACAACATTGAAGTAATTAAAACTAGCTTGAATGAAGTTGCTACTGTATTTGAAGATGCCGGCGACACAATTACTTCTGATTTGATAAAGGCTTTTAAGGGTGTTGTATCTCAATTGGATAATTTATTTACGGCATTGGATAAAAACGCTAGTCCTACAGAAAAAATATCTGCAGGTGTTTCTAGTGCCATTACCTTAATTGGCCTAGTGGTCAATGCATCAGATAAAAGGAAAAAGGCCGAGGAAGAATATTACCTTTCAGTTATCGGGTACCAAAAGCAGTACAACCAATTACTGAATGATCAAATTTTAGCAAGGGAGTCTATAAATAGAAACATATTCACCACTGATTATATTAATGAGTTGCAGGCAGCTATGGAAGCATTGACCGATGCAGGTGTTAATTATTCTGAAAGTATTGATCAACTTGTGGAAGGACAGGCTAAGCTAGGACAAAAAAATGCTATTGATTGGGGTGCAATAGGAACAGGTGCAGGAGCAGGAGCCGCATTAGGCGCAACTGTTGGAGGTTTTGTAGGTGCTGCGATTGGTGCTGTTGTTGGTGGTTTAGTTGGGTTGTTTGGTGGCAAAAAGAAAAAGGATCTATTTGGAGAATTATTAGCTGAATATCCTGATCTAGTACAAAGATCTGCAGATGGTCAAGAAAAGTTTAATAAGGAATTGGCCCAAACCCTTATCGATCAAGATTTGGTAAACAAAAAAACGAAGCTACTTATTGAAGATACCATTAAGTGGACGGATCAAATGGAAGAAGCAAGAAAGCAGATCGAAGATGTATTGGACACTTTAGCCGGAGGTCTTGGAAATAGTTTGAGGGATAATTTGGTAACTACCTTTGAGCAGGGTGGAAATGCTGCAGAAGCCATGGGTCAAACAATTTCGGAAGTTTTAGAAAACATCTTAGAGCAACTTATTTTTGATGAAATATTTTCCGAGCAGTTTAAGAAATTGCAAGAAGAAATGAAACGATCTTACGATCTTGGAGGTGATGGAAATTGGGTAGATGATTTTGCAAGATTCTTTGAACAGAGTAAAACTTTGACAGATGATTTTAATAAAGCATTATTGGAAGCGCAAAGCGCCAGTGAAGATTTTGGGTTTGATATTTTCCAACCAGACAAATTAGATAGGCAAGGTTTAACTGGTGAGATCTCTACTATTACAGAAGATACGGCAAATGTATTGGCAGGGGCAGTCAATGGAATCAGAGTAGATGTTTCTATTGGTTTGGCTGCAGCAAGGGAGAGCAATTTGTATCTTTCAATGATTTCTGTAAATACTGGTCAGATAATAGATCAAATAGGTGTTACAAATCAGCGATTGTTGAACATTGAAAAAAGTTTATCATAATGAAAATTGGAGGTACAGATACAAAACATTGGGGCTTAATTCCTTTAAAGACTACAGGGGCATTGGATATGCCTGGGCGATTAGATGAATACGCTTATGATTGGGGGGATACAATTCAGCCTATATTCTCACAAATGGCATGGCAGGGAAGAAATATAGATGTTGAGTTTCTTTATGATCCAAGAGTACAAGATGGTACATTTGATGATGATTTAAATCCTTTTGACAATTTTGTACAATTATATAAAAACACAGCAAATCCAACTACTTTAGAGTTAACTGAAAGATCAGGTAGTTTAGGGATATACAATGTAGTTGTTGACAGGATTTATGATCACAGAAGATTTAAGGCTAATGACACTGTAAAAATCAGGTTTTATGAAAGAATTCCGGTATTCAATGGAGTTTTGCCAACAAAGATCACTCCTGCACCAGATATTAGTTTGGATGGTTATAAGTTTTCTTCCTTTGGCATTGTAATAAGCAAGATACATGATTTATCTACTGTCTCAGAAGCAAAAGCGAGTTCTATAACACAATATAACCTAGCGCAAAAGAAAAGCGCTTACAGGGGCTTAAATTCATTCAAGTTGGAATGTTACTGTATAGCATCATCATCACAGGATCTTTTGATAAAGATGGAATCGTTTAAAAAACTTATGGCATCTGCAAAGCCATTGACTTTTAAATACAAAACCTACTTGTTTTCTACATTTTTTGCAGTGGGGTTCAAGGTGGAAAAAAGAGGTAAAAGATTAGCAAAATTTGATTTAAATCTATTCAGAGTATGATAATTTACAGAGGTATAATAAATGTGGTAGATGCACCTATTGATGATAATAGTATTTTAAAACATACTTTAATGGGTGAACACGTGATTAACATGACTTTTAGTTTGGAAACTTTTGTTGATGTTAGGATCGGTGATTTCATAAATTGGAGGGGCCGAAAATACAAGGCTATAAAACAGCCGGTAATTAAAAAATCAAAATCCAATTCTTTCCTGTACAATGTAGACTTTTATGCGCCACAGTATAATTATGATCAGGCATTATTTCTTCTGGATGGTATCAATGATTTTTATTTATCAGGAACAGTTGAAACTTTTGTTTTCCTGATCAGAGACAACATGAATAGAGCAGGTGGAACAGGTGTTTATGGTGTAGGAACATACCCGACTACAAGTTTTAAAAACATACAGTTTAATCAAGATACTTGTCTAAGTTCACTGCAGAAGATTTGTGTAGAATTTGGTCTGGAATATAAATTTGCCGACAACGGTCTTTCATTTAATGTAGCTGAAAGTGTTGGTGTTGCTACTGCATTGAGTTTTCAATTTAAAAATGGTTTACGTGATATTGAAAGAAAAGAGTTAAACGATGGTCAGTTTATGACTCGATTGTACCCTTATGGATCTGAAAGAAATATCATTTATGGTGATTATGGATCAAGGCGGTTGCAATTAACGTCCGGAACAAAATACATTGAAAACAATATTTCAACATTTGGTGTCATTGAGAAGTCGGTAATATTTGAAGATATTTACCCAAGAAGATTAGCTAATGTTCAAGACATTGATTTGTTAGATCCAACAAAATTCAAAGATTATTCAATTGATTTTGATTTAAACGATCAATTATCAAGTAGTATTGCAAAAGTGACTTTTAATTCTGGATTATTGGCAGGATATGAGTTCGAAGTTGAAAAGTATAACCATACCACAAAAGAGTTTACTTTAATTGCAATTACTACTGATCAGGATGAAACTTTGCCAAATGCAATATCAAAACCACAAGTAGGTGATCAATACGTTATACATGATATTGTAATGCCTGAAAGCTATATAACTGCAGCAGAAACAGAATTGTTGAGCAGGGCCAATGAATATTTGGCAAAGTATAGCGTTCCAAATGTTATATATGAAATAAAACCAGATCATGTTTGGTTTAGATCCAACGTGGTTACATTGAATGTAGGCGATATTATTCAAATTGTTGATACTGACTTTGGAATTACTATATCTACAAAAGTTGTTGAAATTCAGCAAAGTTTGGCAGATCAATATAAATACGTGATCAAGGTTGGAAACAATTCGTTTGTTACTCTACTAAACAGGGTGCAAATAGGAATTGAGGTTAATAATGAAAATATTGTAAAAGAAAGAATTGATCGAACTGCCGAGCGAATAAGAATCGCTCAAAAAGTAAAGGATCTAAACACAGTTACCAAAGATATTTTTGATGTAGATGGATATTTCAACAATGAGAAAATCAAACCTTTATCAATTGAGACGGCTGCATTAAGCGTAGGTGCAAAGCCGTTAAACATGAACATTGTTGGTTTAGAGTTAGATCCTAATAGGTACGGCATAAAAAACAAAATATATAATACTTCATGTACTTTGGTTCATTTCACGATTGAGCCAATAGTAAAAGAATTTGCAATACCTTCAAATACGGTAGATCTTATCAATGATCATGCATACTATATTTATGCTGTTTGTAATCCAACAACAAATCAAGGAATAATCGAGTATTCGTTAGAGCAAAAGAAAATTGATCATAGTGCAGGTTTATATACTTTTTTACTTGGTTTCCTTCATGCAGGAATTTTAACTAATGGAGCAATCAGAAGAAATATTTCGCTTACTTACGGGCAAACTTTTATAAATGGAAAGTTCATCACTACAGGAAAGATCCAAAGTTTAAATGGATATAATTATCTTGATCTTGATAATGGCAGTTTATTACTTAGTGATGGTGGATTTAACGGGATGGATTGGAATGTGACAAATCCAAATACATTAACTATAAAAGGGGCGTTATTTCAGAATAAATTTGGTGGCGAGGGTTCTTTGCCTTTATGGAGGGGTGACTATAATAATACCACTATTTACGCCAAAGATGATGCGGTTTATTATTCTGGAAGCACTTATATTGCGATAGGAACCTTGTTTTCCGGTGCACCACCTACAGATATAACGAAGTGGAAAATAATGGCAGCAAAAGGATTGGACGGTGAAGGAACCACAACTTATACTTGGATCAAATATGCCGATACTGCAGGAGGTTCTGGTTTAAGTAACGATCCAACTGGAAAAACATATATTGGTCTTGCCTATAACAAACCTACTACAACAGAAAGTACAAATCCTGCAGATTATTCTTGGTCTCTAATAAAAGGAGTAGATGGCGTAGATGGTTTGCAGGGATATACTTGGATCAAATATTCTAATAACGCAGATGGAACTGGCTTATATGATATTCCTAATGCATTTACTGAATACATAGGAATTGCAGTTAACAAATTTGATGCATCTGAAAGTACTAATAAAGCTGATTATGTGTGGTCAAAGTTTAGAGGTGATGATGGTGTACCTGGCACTGATGGTTCAGATGGCCCAGGACTTGTTTATCGAGGAGTTTTCTATAATGGAATGACACTTTACAATAATTCCGTAAGACGTGATGTAGTAAAATCAGGAAGCACATACTACATTTATAATTTTACTGATGCCTTGGTTCAATCTTCATTTGTTGTTGGTAGGTTTCAGAATTTCGGTGCTCAATTTGAAAGTGTCGCCACAAATCTACTTTTAGCAGAATCAGCAAACATTGCGGACTTCATTATTAACGGTGGAAAAATATCTAGTCAGACAGTAGTAGGATCAGATCCAAGGTTACAGTTTAACGGAAATACAGGGGTAATTACCCTTAAAAGTAATAAGACAATTTACAATGAACTTGATACCGCATCTGTAGTAGTGCAAACGATCAAAATAGATAGTTCTACAGGGCAAATAATTTCTACTCATTCTGGAAATGCATCACAAGAGTCAGCCACCTCAATATTAGATACTGATGGTTTGAACTTAAATTTTGCAGGAAATTCAATTAACGGATCTACTGCAGGTGAAGGTGCTTTTACTAAGAAGATGGGTATTAAAGCAGATGTTCGTGCTAAACTTAGGGTTTATGGTGGAGGTAGCAATACTTCGGTAATTGGAGTTTATGGAAAAGCAACCAATAATTATGCTACTGTAAACGAAAGAGCACCTACATTTGGTGGTTGGTTTGAAAGAATAATGTGTAGGGGTCTTTATACTTCTGTAAGAGCAATAACAAGTGGAGTAACATTAAATTCTACTGATTGTTATGTTTATGCCTCTGGTATAAATTACACTACATATTTACCTAGTGAAATAAACAACCTTGATGGAAGGATGATTTTGTTTCAAGCAAAGGGTACAAAGACTATTGCAGGATCAGATGGTAATACAATTGAGTTTTCTCATTCTGCAGGATCTTATGGTTCAGTTTCAATAACTGATACATTGTGTATGCTTGTAAAAGTAGGTGGAATTTGGAGAGCTACTAGGATCGGACAGCAGTAGGAAAAAATTTACTACTATAAAACTGCCGATTACGGATTAATAGTGTTTAGGATTATTATTGCCATTTTTGGTAAAACGTTTGACATGGCTGCAGTTTATAATTTTAATGATGTTATTCAGGGAACTACATTAGAGGCAAGAGTTTTTGCATTAAAAAGATATGTAAATGAAGAACTTGTGGATCTGACTTCATGCATTGTAAGGTTTCAAGTTTTCAGAAGTTCGACTTCAAAATTCTACATTAATGAAGATTCTCAAACAGGAATAGTTACTATTAATGATGCCGGATTATGTTTGGTAGAGGTTGGTGAGATCAAAGAGATTGAATTAACTCCTGCAAAGTATTACTGGCATTTACTTGTAGAATATCCTGATGGTGATAAAAAGATTTTTATCGGTGGCAAATTTAACGTAGTAACAATAAAAGAATTTTCAGATGTCTAAAACAATAGTGACTGATAATGGTGATACCATTGAAGTAGAAATTTTTGAGTCGGGAGTAACCTTAAATGCAGGAACTGGTGGGGCTTTGTTGTCTGGAACTGGTGTTCCAAATCCGGCACTTGGAAGTAATACCGATTATTATATAGATAAAACTTCCAATATTCTTTATGGCCCAAAAACAGCAGGGGAGTGGGGAACTGGCATTTCATTAGTTGGCCCTTCTGGATTGGTAGGAACTAGGTTAGCCGTTATAGGTTTTCTTCAAGTATGGAAAGCTGATCTCGAAGGTGATTATGAAGCAGTAGAGATAAATGATATAATTGATGGTTTTGATGAAGGAAATAGCATGAGAAAAGTTACAGGGATCGTTAAAGATCTCCCATGGAACACTTATGATGCAGCCACAGATAGTTACCCTAATATTAAAGCATATATTAACACAACGCACGGATCATGACAATATTAAGAATTGCATTGGATCTTATTTCAATAGGTCTAATTATTTGGTTTATAATCATATTGAAAAACCAGAGGAAAGACACTCCAACCATGGTAAAAGATGGTGACACCATCAAGTTACTGGATGAAGATGGAAATGTGTTTTATGAGTCAACAACTAGAAAAAATAAGTGATGAAAAAATTAATTTACATTGTACTACTGTTATTTGCAACTGGATCTATTTATGGCCAAAGACAAATACCTAAATCAGATGGTTTAAGGATTGCTCCAAAGGATGCGCCAAGCACACCAATAAGAGGTGAGATTTATTATGACAGCATAAATAATTCTTTAGCTTCGTGGAATGGGGTTTCGTGGGATAATTATATTTTGGCATCTGATATTGCCGACTTGTCTTTGGGTGATCTTTCTCAGCTTGATCAAGTATCAGAAACTGAAATATTAGACAATGCTATTACCACTTCAAAGATAGCGGATGGAACTATAACTAATAATGATATAAACAGTTCAGCAGGTATAGCACTTACTAAACTAGCAACGGTTACACCATCATCGCCAATTATAAGTAATATAACTGGGAATCTACAAGCTACAACAGTTAATAATTTTATAGATGATGTACTTGACTTAGATACTAAATTCGGTAGATTAAACTCGGTTAATTCATGGACTACTACTAATTCATTCGCAGGTACAACTAATTTTACAGGTTTAGTATCATCTAATAGTGTACAGTTAAACAGTTTATCTTGGAAACAAAAAGATGTAACTGATAATGCCAAGTGGCAATTATTAAGAAGTGGGACTATATCTGATACTGATAGAAGTTTAGTTTGGCAATATGAAATTGGTCATAATGATTCATTCAGTACATTATACACTTTAAATTATACTGGTACTCCCACAGTTGGCACCGATTTGGCTGATAAGGATTATGTAGATTCCGTAGCTGGTAGCGGAACTATAGCAGACGGCTCCATAACCAACGCCAAATTAGCGGACATGGCAGCCAACAGCATAAAACTGAACAATACGGGAAGTGCTGCCCCTCCTATAGACGGAACTATTCCGCAATTGAAGGCAATGCTTGATTATGATATGTCCGAAATCGATAATACCCCATCTGGAAATATTGCAGCTACTACAGGGCAAGCAGCTATTAATGAACTGGATTCGGAGAAAGGGGGGTTGGCAACATCGAATACTTGGTCCAGCGATAACACTTTTGCTATAGGACTTTTTAATAATCCTATTTATAACGGTCAGGTGTATGGTGTTTCCGATAAAAGATGGGCATTTGGAAAAGAACCTTCGCAAGTGGATGGTGATTTTCTTTTCACCAGACAAAATTCAAATCAAATCAATTATGGTGGAGTATATGAACTTATAGCCAAAATAAACGCAAGCGGAAACCCAACCGATGCAACCGATTTGACCGATAAGGCTTATGTGGATGCGGAAATTGCAGGTGTTACAGGTTCTGGAATCCAATTGCACCCAGATTCCCCTGTAACGATAGATAGTCTTTATGTGGGTACGGTGGCTCAGATAGAAGCGGCAGGATTGGGAACAGATGTACTTTCAATTCCAACAGATGCATCACCGGCAACAACCTTCACAGGCACGGTTATTCCTTTGGACGGTTATTATACCATAGACAACACTTCCACGGATACGGCAACATGGACACTAAACGCAACGGTACGCAACGGGGCTTCATTTGATATACTTATAGACATGGCAAGTGAACCCACAATAACAGGGGCAACGGAAATACCTGGGACGGCAGGATTTTCAACAAATACATTATCGGTAATCAAAGGAACGGTAATACAGGGAACCGTTTACTACTACTTTTTAGACTTGGAATAAATGAGGAGTTTATTAATCATATTACTTTTTTCTTTTAGTGCTTATGGGCAGCAGGACTTGTTATTGGCTAGTATCCAACAAGCGGGGGGCGGTGGTATTACAAACTTATATACATTTGCCAACGCTGCTAATCCAGATAGTGAAGTTAATGCTACCACAGGTTTCACCGTGGGAACAAACAGCCCTACAATAGCATCTACCGCTACAAGCCCACATGATGGATCTTATAGATTGGAATTAACAGCAGGAACCACGGGAGCAACTAGTAATGGTACATTTTCATTTACCAACGCAGTATTGCCTCCATCCACAGCGGTAACGGTCAAGATATGGGCTTATGAGGAAGCTGGCACTAGCAGATGGAACATAGAGCTTCCATCTTGGGGTGGTTGGGCCTCCACTATTGCCGTAACTACAATTTCTACTACAGTTTGGACAGAATACACCTTATCTGGAACTACAACTGGTTCGGCAGCAACGAGGTATATTCTTATCCAATCAGATAGCGACACCCCAACGGGCAGAAAGATATTTTTTGATGATATAACGGTTACAATTCCATGAATAAACTCACCTACATAGTTCTTTTATTTCCTTTATTAATGATGGGGCAGACCTTAGCCCTTCCTTGGGCGCATGGTCACGGCAGATACACTACGGGCGGTCGGGGATATGGATTATATTTTGTTACCAATACAAATAATAGTGGCGCAGGTAGTCTTAGACAAGCCTTAGCGGATGCCGATAGTGCTGGTGGTGGGAATATAATTTTTAGAACTTCTGGAACTGTAACATTAAGTACTGACCTTGGCATAACGGGGGATAACATTACCATTTGGGGGATGTCCGCTCCTGGGGATGGGATAACTGTCTATAATGATGAAACCTATATTTATGGCCAGAATATAATTATTACTGATATGCGCTTTAGGGGAGGTGATACAGCAGTTTCACAGGAAGAAGATGTTATTAGAATACAAAGCCAAGGACAATCTGGAACTTTCCAAAATTATATGTTTGACCATATTTCTGTGTCATGGGGAGGCGATGAAAATTTTAGTGTAGAAACTGGCACCGGGGGGGGTGTAACGGTAAACAATATGACCGTTCAGAATTCAATAATTTCAGAACCATTTAACAGTAAAAATGTTATTCTTTGGGGTAAAAATATTTCAGATATTTCATTTATAGCAAATTATTTAGCCCATTCTAATGAAAGAAATATTAGAAGTTCTACCGATTCAGATAAATGGGAACAGGTTAATAATTTTATCTATAATTATGGATTAGGGATAAATCCAACGGCAGGTAATTGGGTGGATGCAATTGGCAATGTTTTTGAGGACGGGCCATCCACTCAAATTGCCAACACCATACATTGGGAAACCTGCTCATCAGGCAATTGCCCTCCAAGTGGATTGACGGATTTTTCAACTTCAAGATTGTATCAAATTGATAACACATTTAACGGAGGTTCTGTTTCTGTAAGTAGTAATATTTCGGCCTATACCACAGGCACACCTAACGTAAGTAGCGAACATATTGCAATGGCATCAAGTTTGGTTAAGGCTTATGTGTTGGACAATGCAGGGGCTAGGGCATGGCTGCCCAGCGGAGTAGATGATTTGGATGCTCATATATTGGCAGATGGTGCAAATGGCTCGACTGGTTCGTTTCCAAGTAGTGAAGCGGGAACAACAGGGCTGCCTACACTAGCCTCTGGAACCGCATATACGGATACTGACAATGATGGAATGGGAGACGATTGGGAAATGGCAAGATGGGGCGACTTGGACGAAACGTATAGCGGTGATGACGACGCTGATGGGTATTTAAATCTCGAAGAGTTTATGCACTACAGGGTAGGTAAAGGAGACGCAGGAGTAAGTCCTGAAACAAGCATAACCCCTACAGTATTTAGAATAGGAAGCACAATAAGCCCTTTCTTTTATTTGGGGCCAACTAAATATAGATTATAAACCAATGGACCCATACCTCACCATAGCACTCATTTACATCTTAATGATGGTTGTGGTCAAGAGAGTGGAACCATATATAATAGAGAAGTAATGGAAGAATATAAATGGATTATTATTACAATAGTATGCTACTTTGCAGCTTTATGGTATGACATACTTAAAAGAGACAAGGACAGCCAAAAAAGCCCAAGAAGATTTGATTTGGTTTTCTTTTTAAAGGACAATGTTAACCGACTTATTTTTTCGTTTTTATTGTCGATAACTTGTGCAGTGGTTTTTTGGCTTATTGCACCAGATGTTGCTAAGGTTGCAAATCAGGATATTACAAGTTTAGGATCTATAATATATGCAATTATAGGTGGAGCGCCTGATTTGATTATATCATATGCAAAGAGAAAAACTAATTTCTTAAAACAGGAATCAGTTGATGGTTTCAAAAGAAAATGAGCTATACTATGACAGATAAAGTAAGAAACCGGTATGAGTGGATTTACAAAGCACTTGTAATTTCTTTATTGACAATGATGTTAGGTTACTTAGTTACATTTGTTCCTAAAGCTGTTGATGCAATTAACAATAGAACATTTGATACCGAAAGTCAAAAGACAGAAACAATTGCTAGAAATGGAAAGTACATTGTTTCAGAAGTCGAAAAAGAAAGGTTAATGCGCCACATGGAAGATAAAAACCGACATATGTCTGTTGAAGAAAAAGAACAGCTGATCATCATACGTGAAAATCAAAAACGTATTGGTGAAGATCTACAGGAAATTAAGACACTATTAAAAACGTTAAGATAATGACACTAGGCCAGGCACAGCGGATTTTTACAAGGAACATCGGTTGCCTTATTGAGTATGCTTATACCATAGGAATAGAATTGACCTTTGGACACGCTTGGAGGTCATTGGAAGAGCAAAAGCGGTTAAAGGCAGAAGGCAAAAGCCAAACCCTTAACAGTAAGCACTTGGATAGATTGGCCGTTGATTTTAATTTCTTTATAAACGGAAATCTTACCTACAGATATGAGGATGTTAAGCCATTGGGGGATTATTGGGTATCGCTCCATGATAAGAACCGTTGGGGCGGAGACTTTAATAAAAACGGAATTGCGGACGGATTTATGGATACACCACATTTTGAAATGCAGAGGTAATGCAAATAAATTCAACCCAAATAATTCAAATGTTAGATGAATTTCACAATGATATTATTGATCAACATTTTGAAGAATAAAACGAAAAACAATGAATGAAGAAATAAAATTTTCCAACAAAATAAGTCCAGAAAAACGCAAGTTATATTTTATGTATGGTTTTTTAGGCTTTATGTTCATTTTCCTAGCATATCTTTATTTCAACAACAAAACCCTCACAAAAAAACTTTCAGAGCGTTACAAAGAAGATATTGAAAAATTAAGTTCCACAATTAACGAAGCTGAAAAGACAGTTGATAATTTAGAAGTTCAGTATTCAGATGTTTTGGAAAAAATTGAAAGTTTGAAATTAGATTTAAACAAGAATGTAAAAATCCTTAACAATGAAAAAGCAAAAATCAATGAACTTAATAAGAAATTCAAAACCTTACCTAATAGTGTTCGGGATTCTATTCTGCGTCAGTTTATCAGGGCAAACCAATAATATTTCTGTTGATCGTGATTCTTTGAATAATGTGTTTTCTAACTTTCAAAAATCTAAGGCCCAGGTAGAATACCTGCAGAAAGAAAATAAAATGCTAAAAAATATCATTGTGGAGCATGAAGAAGCAGAGGTTGTTTTGAATAATCAAATAGATCAATACAGGAACATTATAGTTCCATCACAGAAGGAAATTATAAGTAAGTTGAACCTTATGATCAATGATAGTAAAAAAGCCAAGAGAAAGGCTTATATCAATGGAGGTA